CCGATCGGGCTGCAGCCGCGGCGCGGGCGGCGGCGGCGCGCACGGCGGCGGCGAACGCGCGCAGCTGCGCAGCGGTTCGCGACAGGGCCGCGGCGCCGAGGGTACGGATACGGATGAGGAGGGGGGCGAGGGCCACAGCTCACCGCCCCTTGTGCTGTTCCTCAACCTGTTCGAGGTATCTGACGCAACGCCGCCACTGCTTGTATGTCAGTCGGTCGCGTTGCTCCCACGCTTTGTAACCGAACTCCGCCGTGATGGCCGCTTCCCAGTAGTCGTACTGGTCGGCGAGGCTCTCGAAGCTGAAGAGGCCGGCGCTTTTCCCGGTTCCTCGGTGTCGAACTCGGCGCCGGTGACAGCGAAGTCGAACTCGGCGTAGGGCACTCTGCACCCGGCGCGGCGGGCGGCGAGCCAGGCGACGACCAAGACTGTCGCGACTCTCAGGCCGCGGGCCCGCATCGGCTTGCCGCCGCCGTCGAGGACGACCTTGCCGTTGTCGTCGGTCTCCCACTCGGGTTCGCCGAGGGCGTTCGTCAGATACTCGCCCTGCAGATGCTGCTCGAGGCTGTCGACGTTCCAGCCGACCTCCTCCTCGAGGGCGATGAGTTCGCGACCCATCAGCTTGTCGGGGTCGAACTCCAGGTCCCGCGGGACGCCGAGACGAGCGGCGTCCTCTTCGGACAGTCGGATACGCATGAGGGGTTACGCGTCCCTTTCGATTGCTCGGGCCGTCCTCTCGACGGCTTCGTTGAAGCGCCGCTCGAACTGGGGGTAGTTGCGGTTCACGGTGACTTCGAACCAGGGCCTGCCCTGCGACGACGCCCAAGCTTTGCGGTTGCCCATGATGGGGTGCCGCCAGCGTTTCCCGGACTCGATGTATTCGGGCACCCGGCCGGCGCCGACCTGCGCGGTCCTCACGAGGAACTGCGCACGGGGGCTGAGGCTGCCGGTGGACAGGTCGAGCGCGACCGCGGCGGCGATCCGTGCGCGCAGGCCCTTCGGGGTGGACGGGCCGCGGTACTTCTTGCGGCCGGCCGGGTAGCCGCGGATCGGCACCCGCAGGGCGGCGCGTTTCACCTCCCGGAGGGTGTCGCGGCCGGCCCGCCGGATGGACCGGTCGTACTGGTGGCGCAGGTGGTCCGGGCCGTTCGCGACAGCGCGGGCCATCCGCCGGATGCGGTCCTCGCCGGCGAGCTGCACCCGGAACACCGGGTCAGCCGACCTTGGCGATCGGCGTGGCTGCCGCCCACGTCGACGACACCTCGACCGCGCCGGCGACTGCGGCGTTGATCGACATGTCGGGGAAGATCGTGCCGAAGAAGTACTGTGTCGCCGTGTTCGTGTTGGGGTACAGGTAGAACTTCCGGCTGAGGCCGTCGAGCGCCGCGGCGAGTGTCTGCCCGGACGCGTCGTCGTAGAAGCCGGAGAACTCGCCGCTGGCATCGGCGATGCCGGCCACGTACGCCTTCGTCGTGTCGCCGAACGCCGTCACGTCGATCTTCTCGACCTCGAAGCTCATCGACCAGGTGTTCTGGTACGTCAGCGGCGACGCCTGCGCGGAGGTGGTGGCGCCGACGTAGATGGCCGCGTTGCGACCGGCGATGCGAGCCATCTGGCTACTCCTCGGTGATGAGCCGCAGCAGGCGTGCGGCAGCGTTGTCGAATGTCCGGTCGGTGACCGCTTCGCGGGCTTTCATCGCCGCGGCTTCCCGCGCGGCAGGGTTGGCCAGGTGGTGGCGGAGGAGGTCGCCGGCCTCGCCGGGCGAGGTGAACGTCGGCAGCGACGGGAACAGTTCGTCGCCCTCGGGCCGGGGGTCGCGGAGGAAGAACGCACCGATAGCGGCCATCTCGATCTCGCGCGGGCCGACCGCCCAGCCGTCGGCTGTCTCGCCTTCGCGCCGGTACAGGTTCATCCCGACCGCGGCGGAGCGGTAGACGTCGACGGTCTTGTCGTTGTCGAGGCAGTCCTCGATGCCGCCGGCCACGTACCGACGCAGCGGCGAGTCGTCGCCGAGCTGTTTCCAGTTGCCGGCGAGGAGGACGTCCACGCCGTCGAGGTTCATCGCCTCGAGGAACGCGATTCGGGAGTCGTAGCCGGTGCCGACGAACGCGAAGTCCGCCGCGAGTTCGGGCCGGGCCGGGCCCGGGGTGTGGACCGTCGGCCGGTAGGAGTGCGGCTGGTAGTACGCCTGGGTGAGTTCGGTGAACTTCCCGAGGTGCGTCGGGTCGTTCAGTACGACGACGTCGCAGTGTCCGGCCAGGCCGAGCTCGCGGGACAGCTCGTACGGCTGCTCGGTGGCCAGCAGCACCACGCGCACGCCGTCGCGTCGGCAGGTGTCGAGCAGCGGCGGTGTGGCGAAGAACCCGGACGTCAGCAGCAGCACGTCGGGGCGGGTCTTCCACAGCGCCGCGGCGAGGCGGTCCTGCGACGCCTCGATCGCCTGCTCGTTGGTCATCGCCCGGAAGAACTCGTTCGCCGACCGCGGCAGCAGCGCCTCGCCGAAGAACGTCAGCCAGTCGCCGAGCGGATAGTCCAACACCGTCTCGCCGGCGGCGCGTAGTGCCTCGACCCAGCCGACGTGCACGTCCCGGACCGACCATTGCGGACCGGGCTGGCAGGCGAGCCACCTCATGTGCCGATCACCACCGTGAACTCGCACCCGAGATAGTCGGCTTCACCGACGGTGTAGTTGCGGTACTCGGACGCCGACGCGACCTGGCAGAAGCCGACCGTGTCGCCGAGGTCGCCGTTGAGCGTGTTCCGCAGCGCGGTGGTCGAACCCGGTGACGGGTCGACGAGAAGGTCGAGCTTCTGCCGCGCCGCGCGTTCGCTTGCCCGACCCGCGAGCACAACGACCTGGAACGTCGCGTCGTTGGTTTGCCCACCGAAGGAGACGAGATAGTTCGCGCCGGCCCACTCGACCATCGCGGCACACGTCGACCCGGTGACGGTGGGAGCGCGGTCGGTCTCCTGCACCGGTCGGATGTTCAACGCGACGAGCGCCGCGTCGAGGGCGTCGCGGATGTCCTGAAGGCTCATCCCATCAGCACCGGGTCGAGTCGGTGCTTGCCGAGCATCTCCATCGCCGGGCCGTTGAGCTTGGCCCGCACCGCGTAGCCGTCGAAGCCCATGACGCCGAACTTCATGCCGCCGGCGTTGAGGTAGTCGGTGGCGAGCAGCCCGGCGGCCGTCGACACTCCGGACGGCAGGGACGGCCAGCCGAACACCCCGACAATCTGCGCCCGGGGCGGCCGCCCCAGCCGCGAGGTGCGGACCGGGAACAGCAGCGAGCCGACTGCAGCGATCGACGTGTACGGCTGCGGCTCAACCTCGAGCGCAGCGTTGACCGGCTGCAGCTCGTAGTCGGCCGTGGTCCAGGTCGTCTCGAACACGCCGTCCGCGTCGTTGTCCGTCTTCAGGGTGGTCACCGACACCAGGTCGGGCACCTTGACCTGGTAGTAGCCGCACGCGTCGACGAGCCACGTCAGCGACCGGCGGGCGAACACGCGGTTGCAGTGCCCGTCGATCCACCTCGAAACGGAACGGCACGCGTCGAGGATTTCCCGGTCGTCGAGGTTGTCGGAGATGCCGGTGCCGCTCTTCAGCTGTTCCGGGGTGCAGTACAGGTCGGAGCCGGGCGCGTCGCTGACCGTCCACGTCCCCGCGGCGACGTCGGATGCGGCGCCGGTGCCGGTCCACACGTACGACCAGGTACCGGCGGTCGCGCACGCGATGTCCTTGGTGTAGACGCCGGTGCCGGCCCTGGTGACGGTTCCGCCGGCGTAGGTGTAGCTGGTCGTGACGCCGAGCGGGTCGGTGACGGCGAGCGTGATGGTCGTCGGGTCCGTCGGTGTACCGGAGACGGAGAACGTGTTCGTCAGGGTGGCGAGTTCGGCCGAGCCTTCGTAGAAGACGGTGCTGCCCACGCTGCCCCCTATCCGACGGTCGGGCTGGACGTGGCGGCCGCGGTCACGGCCGGGCTGCTGGTGCGTAGCGCGGTGACGGCGGCGACGGATGCGACCGCCGCGGCGACGGTGGGGTCGGAGGTGGCTTTCGCGGTCTGCCCGGCGACGGTGGCCAGCGGCATCGTGACGACGACCGGGATGACACCCGGCCCGGCGGAGACGTTGACCGCGGCGCGCGGCACGGCGAGCGTGACGGTGACCGCGGCCGGCGTTGCGGTGGTGGTGCCGCCGACCGACGGAGTCGGCAGCGCGACGACGCACGGGATGACGGTGGCGCCGACAGCGACGCTGACGGCGACGCCGGGGGCCGACGCTGTCGCGGCGACCGCGGCCGGACTGGCAGAGGTGTTGACGTCCGGCCGCGCGAGCGCCACGGTGGCCGCGACGACAGCCGGCGCGGCGGACACGTTCAGGGCCGGCTGTGGCGCGGTGACGGTGACCGGTATGACCGCCGGGCCGGCGGCGACGTTGACGTCGGGCCGGGGCACGCTGGCGACCACAGCGACCGCCGCCGGTGCTGCGGTGACGTTCCCGCCGGCCGACACCGTCGGCGTCGGCACGGAGACGACAGCGGACACGACGGACGCGCCGACGGTGACGTTCACGTCCGGCCGGGGCAGCGCCGCGACAGCGGAGACGGCGCCGGGCCCGGCGACGACGTCGACCGCGGGCCGGGGCAGCGCGGCGACGGCCGCTACCGCGGCCGGGTTGGCGGCGACGTTCACGTCGGGCCGGGGCAGCGCGGCCACCGCGGCGACGACCGCCGGTGTTGCGGTGGCGTCGGTCCCGCCGGCAGTTCCCTGGACCTCGACAGCGACAATGCTGTACTTCTGCCCCGACGGCGCCGACAGCCCGGTCGTCTTCGCCCCGGCCGTCCCGGCGTCGTTCCAGTACGCCCCGTAGAACGTTGCCCGCGACGAGTCCCGGGCGTAGGTGCGTTCCAGGTTGTTCGCGGCGGTCGGTGTGATGCTGTTGACCGTCCGCCACGTTCGGGAAGCACCGTCGACGGCGTTCCAGTCCCCCACCGCGGCCACGACGGCGGAGTTGTCGGAGCCGGTCGTCGGCGCCAGCGACGGCGCCCCGGACAACACGTTGGTCTTGGTCGACGCGCCGACTCCGTCGGACCCGGAGAACCGCAGCGCGCTGTATCCCCAGTACCCGGTGCCACCGGACATCGTGATGGACAGCGTGTACGTCTGGGAGCTTGCGGAGACGGCGGTCCACAGGTAGACGCCGCAGTAGTCGGTGACGACGACGGACTGCTGCAGGGTGTAGGTCAGCCCACCACCGCTGGGAGTGGCGAGGGTGATGTGGTCGGCTTCGGTGACGCCGTAGATGACGAGGACGTCCCCGGTCGACACGGTGACGGAGACGGTGCGGGCGCCGGCGGCGACGGTCGACGGGGCGACTTCGTATTCGGCGACGAAGGTGGGCGGCGTCGCCATGCCGGCCCCCGATCAGTACAGCCCGGTGCCGAGGAGCTTTCGGGTCGAGGGCCGGAAGTTCTTAGCCACCGCCAACGCGGCGTTGCCCTTGAAGATGTCGGCCAGTTGACCCATGTCGGCGTACGCCGTCTTCAGGTCGGCGGCGTCCTGGGAGGTGAACCCGAACAGTGACTGGAGCTGCGCCTCGCTGTAGTCGTCGACGACCGCTTTCGCCTTGGCGATGTTGTCCATGACGGCCCACAGCGACGTGCCGATGGCGCCGGCGACGTTGTTCAGTTCCTCGCGGGTGATGGTGCGTCCGATGGCCATGGCGCTCCTACGGCGTGTAGTCGAGAGTGAACAGACCCGACGCGGACCACTGGATGGTGAACGTCCCGGACGAGCTCGACGCCGCTGTCACGAAATCGGACAGCAGGATCAGCTGATCGGTCGCGGCCGCGCCGACGTTGGTGTAGAGGACGGCGGCCATGGCGTTGGAGATTGTCGACGCGGCCCACGACACGTCGGCGCCGTCGAAGGTGAGCACCCCCGACGACAGCGTGATCTCCGTTGAGGTGATGGCTGTTCCGCCAGCGCTGTACCCGGTGCCGGTGACCTCGGCGGCGATGTCGGCCCGGAAGTCGTGCGTGTCGAAGTTGGGAGTCTCCGAGTCGGTGACCATCAGCACCTTGTTGTCCTCGGCTTCGAGGGACTCACCGAGGGTGTCGATCATCATCTTTTCGAGGGACAGCCCGTACAGGCCGGACGCGGTGACAGCCATTACTGCACCTCCCCGGCGGTGTCGATCGCGGCCGGGCGGGCGACACCCTCGTCGGGGTCTCCGCCCTCGCGGAGGGTGCGGTGGACCCGGCGGGCCTCACGCAGCCGCAGCTTCAGGTCCCGGTCGAGGTCGCCGTTCTCCTTCTGCGCCCGGAGTTGTTCCTCCAGGTCAAGCACCGCGAGGTGCGCCTCAAGCTCTTCGCGTTCCACGGCTCACCTCATGGCTCGGATGCGGTAACGGATGGTCTTCGGACGCACGACGGCGTCGAGCTTTTCGTCGGCTTCCATGCGGCGCGAGCGCAGGATCTGCATCACAGTGCCGGAGTCGTCGACGGTGACGAGTGCACGCTCGCCTGAAGGGAGGGTGGTGGTGCGCTTGGTCTTGCGGTTCTCCTGGAAGGAGTAGGCGGCGGGCACCCAGAGCCCGGACTGTGTTCGGCCGTTCACCATCGGTCCGGCCTCCCTCGTGTCGTGTCTCCGAGATGCCAACGCCACGTCTTCTGTGGCAAGTGCCCGAACTTCGCCCCGCGGTCGAGCATCGCGAGCCAGAGTCCCCAGTCCTCGCACGGGTCGCCGTGTTCGTCGGGTCGGGGCTGGAATCCGCCGGCCTTGCGCACCAGCTCGGTACGCGCGAGCACGGTCACGGGGATGAAGTTGCGGCGCTTCAGCAGCGACGCGTCGAACGGGATGCCGAAGCAGTTGACCGGGTCGTCGCCGCCGACGACCTCGTAGCCCGGATAGACGACGTCGACGCCGGACAGGGTGGCGTAGCGGGCGCACAGCTTCAGGTGGTCGGGCAGCAGCTCGTCGTCGGAGTCGACGAACGCCACCCAGTCCGTCTCGACGAGTTCGAGCGCGCGGTTCCGGGTGGCAGCCGCACCTTCCCGGTCGACGTCGAGCGCGACCGCGAGACCTCCGGTCGACAGGAGGGTCTGTGCGTACACGCTGGCGACAGCACGCTCGTAGAGGCCGCCTGGACCCATCCGTGGCGGGTGGGTGGCGATGCACACGGTGATGTTCACCGCGGCCACGCATAGAAGGGCGAGACGCCGTAGTCCAGCAGACCGCGGGTGACAAGATGCTCGACCTTGGCCAGTGCCAGCTTCAGGGGAATCCCCTCAGCCGTCAGGGCTGCGACCACGCCCGGCTGGGCGAACGGTCGGTCCTTCCACCTTCTGGCCAGCTCGACGACGTGGTCGTCGGCGATGTCTGCGCGCTTCACGCGGCCCTCGCCCTCAGCGCCCGGGCGATGCCCTCCTCGAGGGACACCTTCGGCTGGTAGTGCTGCAGCATCCGGTTCGGGTCTCCGACGCGGTGGTGGACACCGGTCGGCTTGTCGGCGAGGTAGACGACGTCGCCGATCGGGGCGCCGGCCTGTCGGGCGACCTCGCGGGCGAGTTGGCCCATCTCCACGCCGCGACCGGTGCACAGGTTCACCGGCCGCCGTTCGTCGGCGGCGACGACGGCCAGGGCGCCGCCCACGACGTCGGAGACGTGGATCCAGTCGCGGGTCTGCCCTTCGGGTCCCCACACGGTGAGGTCGCCGCGGCGGGCCCTGTCGAGGATCGCCGGGAACGGGAAGTTCAGCGACTGGTCTTCGCCGTAACCGGAGAACGGCCGCACGACGTGCACCGGGAGCCCGGTCTCGGCGGCATTGCGGGCGAGCAACTCACCGGTGAGCTTCGTCCACCCGTAGTTGGCATCCGGGCGGCCCATCGCCTGGCCCCACCCGATGTCGTCCTCGCGGAGCCGCCGGCCGCCGGCCGCGAACGACTGGAGCGCGACCGGGTAGGCGGCGCTGGACGAGAAATACAGCACCCGGGCGCCAGTCCGAACCGCCCACTCGAACATCGCCGCGTCGAGCTGCAGGTTCGCGGCGAGGAGCATCGGCTTGCCGTCGATCGCAGTGCGGTGCGGTTCGGCGGCGGCGCAGTGCACGACGAGGTCGTAGGTGATGTCGTCGCGGAATGCGTCGTGTGCGTCCCAGCCCAGCGCGATGTCGCATCGGGTGACGGACCAACCCCGGCGGTGAAGTTCGGCGGTGAAGTGGCGACCGAGGAACCCGGCCGCGCCGGTGACGAGCGCTTTCACCGGCACCCCCAGATGCCGAACGCGTACTCTCCTCCGCCGGGCCGGCAGTCGAGTTCGGCGTACAGCCGCACGTCGAACCCCGAGACGCGCAGCATCTCCTCGACGTCGGTCCGCGACCATGCCCAGTAGTGCTCGGGGTTGCGGTCCTGCCACGCGTCCACAGGTGTGGACAGGATGAGCGCGTCGGTCTTCTGTCGGATCGCCGCCAGCACCTTGTCGGGGTCGTCGACGTGTTCGAGGGTTTCGGTGCAGACGAACACGTCGACGTGCGGGATCTGCCACACGGTCTGTTCGATGGGCCCGTGGAACTCGTGGCCCGGTGCGAAGTCGCCGAGGTACACGCGGTCGGCGTTGACGCCCTTGACGATGGCGCCGTCGCCGCACGACAGGTCCGCGGCGGCGGCGACGCGGCCGACGAGCGCCTTGCACAGTTCGGTGGTGAGGGCGACGCGGACGACGTGGTCGGCCCACTTCGTGTGGACGTGCGGGGCCGGGTAGATCTCGGCGAGGCGGGTGTCGTCATAGGCGTCGCGGAGTCGGGCCCTCACCGCTTCGCTCCGAGGATGACCTGGAACGGGCCGACGAGGTCGTGCCGGAGCACCTCGTACCCACCGGACTCGATCAGAGCGGCGTACCCGGAACGGTTCCACGCCCAGGCGTGACACGGATCGTGCGCGCCGGGTCGCTCGCCCCACGGTGACGACGCGACGATGAACTGGGAGTTCTGCCCGATCCACTTCACGACGCCGTGCGGGTCGGCGAGGTGCTCAAGAACCTCGGTGACGACGACGATGTCGCCGAGGTTGGCCTTGTCTCGCTCCGGGCCGAACACGTCGAACGCGAACGCGGTAACGCCCCGCTCAGCCCATCCGGCGGCGTTCGCAGGGGCGAAGTCGTAGCCCCACGCCGCCACCTCGTTGTGGATGAGCGAGAGCAGGCCACCGTCGCCACAGCCGAGGTCGGAGACGGTCGGCTCGTCCAGTTCCGCGGCTGCGAGCCGGACGAACTCGGCGGCCTTCTCCAGACGGGGCCGGTGGTGAGGTTGCTCGAGGTGTGGCGCCCGTTCGCGGTGCTCGTGGAACTCGAACGTCGACACGTGCGGCACGTCGCCGTCGAACAGCCTCCACTCACCCATGGCGCAGCGCCTTCACCGCGTCGACGGCGGAGTGGAGCTCGCCGGCGCCGACGAACAGCTCGTAGGCACGGGCGTCGCGCTCGTACATGACCGAGTCGTTGACCCGGGCGTAGTTCGCGTCCCACTGCGCTTTCCCCGCGACCGGGTGGCGGTGCTCGACGACGACATCGGGCAGGTACCGCAGGCAGCCTGCGGCGATGCCGAGGTCCTTCCAGAAGTTGTCGACGTACAGGTGCGTCAGCGTCGGCGGTGCCATGAAGCCGAGCGCGCGCACGATGTCGGCGGTCATGGCGACCTGCGTGGGCAGATTCTGCCGCTGTAGCAGGTCGTCGCCGTACACCAGGCCGGTACCGAGGTCGCGCAGTGCATCGAGGTAGGCACGGTCCCAGCCGACGCTCTGCGGCCTGTGGTCGTCGCCCATGAAGCCGAGCGCGAACGGTGGCGGCAGGAGCGTCTCGCCGACGCGCGGGTCTCCGGTGGCCAGTGCGACAGCGCACTGGTTGAGCGCCTCGACCATCGTGGTCGACTCCCACCACAGCGTGGTGGCGCGCTCGTTGTACGGGTAGTCGTAGATGCCGGCCTGGTCACGCTCATCGATGGCGAACACCAGTTGCGTGTCGGCCGAGCACGTGGCGTCGAACGCCTTGACGAGTTCGTGGGCCGCTTCCGGCCGTCCTCGCGAGGGGACGATGACGGTCAGATCAGCCACGGCGCAACGCACCCCGCTTCGGCGGGTCCTCGGACGGCTTGGTGAACATGTCCGGGTTGGCTTTGACGACGGGCTCGTCGTGGTCGTACTCGTCGCCGGCGGCGAGCCAGACGGACTGGCCGCCGTGCCCGACGAACCGGGACTCCTTGACGGTGACCTTCACGACCGGTCCTCCTTCTGCTCCAGGTAGCCGCGCTCGTCGAAGTAGGCGCCCATGGTGAGGACGCGGCTCTTGATGTGGCCGAGCTGGACGGCGGTGTTGACGTAGACGGGGATGCCGAGGAGGCCAGCGCGCCAGCAGAACGCGATGTCCTCCGACACCGGCCGGCCGTCGTGCTCGAGTTCCTGGAACCAGGGGAAGGCGTCGTTGAAGCCGCGCTTGCCGCGGGTCGGGTGCTCGAAGTCGCGCATCTTCTCGAAGACGCTGCGGTGGATGAGCAGGGCGGCCCCGCCGGTCGCGGCGACCTGCATCATGGCGTCGGGTGGCCACTCGTGGTACCGGACGACCTGCGGGGCGTCGGGTTCGCCGACGAACCCGAACAGGGTCGGCTGGATACGGCCGGTGTCGTCGAAGCCGAAGCACAGCCCGCCGACGATCGGTGCCTCGTCGGGGTCGGCGAACTCGAGGAGCCGCTCGAGGAGGTCGGGTTGGAACACCATGTCGGCGTCGATCTGCAGCAGCCAGTCGGCGCCGGGGTGGGCGAGGAACTTCTTCACCATCTCGTTGCGGGGCGCGGACAGGTTGCACCCGGCGTCGATGTTGACGATGCCGCCGCCGTTGACGACCCGCTGATGGTTGGCGAAGTCGAACATCAGCATGTAGAGCAGCGACAGCATGTAGTCGGACTTGACGTCGCCGGGGCTCATGAAGCCGACGACGACCTTCTCGGACGGTTGTCTCACGTGTTCTCCCAGGTAGGCGGCAGCCCCGGACACCTGGGGTCCGGGGCTGCCTTCCCTCCGGAGCGACCGGAGGGCGTTGATGTCGGTGTCAGCTGAGACCGGCCGGGCGGGCGTTCTGCTCCCGGTTGGCCATGGCCTCGGTGACGGCGGCGGCCGGGTCGACCGGCACACCCGCAGGTGCGTCCGGCAGTTGCCCGGCCTCCATGAGTTCGGCGTGGGTGATCTCCGACTGGTGCGCCTCGGTCCGGCCGCCGGTGTTGTAGACGTCCATCACGCCAGGGCGGTCGCCGCGGCGACCTGGTTGAGCTGCAGCAGGCGGAACGCGGCCGGGTCGACGACGTCGGCGCCGACGCGCCAGAACGCGTACCAGCCGGCCTGGCCGGTGGGCCGGTTGTTGCCGGTGGAGCGGATCAGCGGGTCGTACAGGACCGACATGCCGACGCGGTCGACGATGTAGTACTCGCTGAAGTTTCCGGCGAGGAGGATGTTCGCGCCGGTCGACACGACGCCGGTCATGGTGGAGCACTCGTAGACCGGCTGGCCGAGGAGCTGGTTCGGCACGCCCATGCCGAGGTTCGCCCAGAAGCTGCCGCCGCCGGAGGTGTCGAACCGGCGGATGAGCGAGAAGACCTTCTTGTTGGCGATCCAGCTGGCCTGCGACGCGTCGCGGGGGCGCAGCGCGTCGGAGGTGTTGTAGACGTCGCCGACGGCGAACGCGTTCGTTGCCGCCGCGGTGACGATGGAGGCGGTGACGGCGGCGACTCCGGCAACGACACCACGCGGGATCGTGGCGCCGGTGTTCGCCGTGGCGAACGCGGCCTCCTCGAGGCGGACCTTCGCGTCGGCGAGCAGCCGGGCGAGTTCCGAGGCGAAGCCGGAGTCGGCCAAGACCTCGTAGGAGCCGAACACCCACGCGTCGGCCTTCTTCGGCGTGATCGTCGGTTGCGCGAACGTCGGCGTCGCGTCGGCGGTCTCCACGCCTTCACCGGTCCACGCCGCGCTCACACCGGCCGAGGTGACGCCGTTCCATGTGTCCGTGGCGATCGTCTTCACCGTGCTGATCGAGCGAAGCGGCCCGGCGATCCCGGCGTTGGTCAAGATGATCGTGGGATCCAACGTGAACGGCACCAGGTAGCCGCCGTTGGCGTCGGTCAGCGACAGCGCGGCACGCATCGCCTCACCGACGCGGTAGCCGCGGGACTTGACGTAGTCGCGGAACTCCTCGTGGTACTCCGACGAGCCGGTCAGGAGCACGTGCCGGGCGATCAGCGGCGCGTGGACGTTGTCCAGCTCGAGCAGCTCGTGGAGCCGCTCCTTGCCGCTGTCCTTGACGTGCGACGGCGCCGTGTCGACGGCGACCCGGGCACGGGACAGGACGTCGTCGACGTTGAACGACGCGCGGCCGATCAGCGACCGGTGGAGTTCGTCGTTGTTGTCGAACGGGTCCCCCTTGATCATGACCTCGGGTGCGCGGCGCGGCTCGGTCGGCTCGACCTGCGACGGGGTCAGCCGGGCCCGGAGGACCTCGGCGACCTGGTTCTCCCGGGCGACGGCCTTGGTGTAGGCGCCCTCGCGCTGCTTCCACTCCTCGAGCAGCTGGTCCCCGCGCGACAGCTCCTCGTCGGTGGGCTCGTCGGCGTCGTTGATCGCGGCGATTTCGGCCCGGAGGGCTTCCATCTCAGCCGCGATGATTTCGCTGTGCTTCTTCACTTCAACACTCCCGCGAATGCGATCGCCGCGCGCAGGCGGCGGTGACGAGAAATCCGCTCGGAGTGCCCGTCGGGCTGGTCCGCGGCGCCTGGTCCCTGGTCGGGAGTGGCGGAGTGCGCGCCCTGGCTCGCTGCCGGGTCGGCAGTGGAGGTGGCCGCGCGCAGAAGGTCTTCGAGGAACTGGTCACGCCGGTCGCCGAGCGAGGCGAGGAACGCTTCGGCGGAGCGCACGGCGAGGATGCCGGCCGTCTCGTACGCCGGGTTCGGGGTTGGCCCGTACTCGATGAGACCCAGCTCGAGCCTGGTCACAGTGGGAAGCTCGCCGCCGCGACGCGCCTTCGGGATCCGGTCGGGGTTCGACTTGTAGATCTGGCCACGGAACGACTGGCCGGTGATCTCGCCGTTGCGGATCGACTCGAGCACCGCGTCGGCGAGGTCGGACTTGTTGTACCGGGTGATGGTCCGAAGTCCGCGGCTGTCGGCCCGGATCTCCATCGGCTTCCCGATCGGCACCGACCCGAGGTCGCTGGGGGTGCCGTGGAGGGTAAACCCGTGGTTGTAGTGGACCTTCACCTTGGACAGGTCGTCGCGGACGAGGCCGAGCTGGCGATTGAACGCCCTCGGATCAATCCGCTCCACGTAGTGGCCCATGTGGTCGTGGATTTCCGCCGGGGTGTTGAATACGGCGGCGTAGGCCTCGACGGTGCGGCCGTCGCCACCTTTGGCCCGGTCGACGATGGCGATGTCGTCGAGGGCGAAGTTCCGGGCGTACATCTGCGCCGTCACGGCGACGCCTCCCCTCCGGGCTCGTCTGGTTCTCGGGCTGGTGGAGGGGTGGTGGTTCCAGGTGGCTGCAGCTGCACCGAGTACAGGCCTGAGTGGTCGAGCAATGACCAGTCACGCGCTGTGACGGCCTGCTTGACGGTGTCGGGCTTGAATCCGGCGTCGAGGAGGGTGCGGATGGTCTGCGCCTCACGGAACGCGGTTTCGGCGGCGTCCTTCTGGTCCTCGCGCAGGAACGCGATGTCGCGGTCGTCGTACCACAGCTGCGCGCGCTCGGGTACGTCGAGGATGCTTTCCAGGGCCGCACAGGCGGACCGCCACATCGGCCGGGCCCAGTGGTCTCCGAACGCCCGTCGTGCCTGCCCGTAGTTGGAGTACGTGGCGGCCTGGAGGCCTTCGGAGGCGCCGACGATGATCGGCGGTACCCGGCCGGCCGCGCAGATGCGGGTCTCCCCCGCGCCCTGGGTGGCTTTGAAGTCGAGCTGGCGCAGGTCCGCGCCGGCGACGGTGACGTCCGCCCCACCGCCGACGTACAGCGTCTTGTACGCGTTGTTCGTGCCCTGGTGCTCGGCGTTCATCTTTTCCATGAACTTGCCGAACTGTTCGGCCGTCACCGTCTCCTTGAGGGAGACGACGAGGCCGGGCTTGGCGCCGTTCCTGAAGAACGCCGACTTGTGCTCGGTCGCGGCCCGGTCCGCCTCGACCTCGCGGATGACGGGCTGCAGCCACGACATGCCGCGGTACTGCGCGACCGGGTCGGGCACCGGCGACCAGTGGCAGATCTCGTCGGGCAGGTACGGCACCGGTGTGCCGCCGCCGTACCCACCGGGGGTGTAGACGTAGCCGAGGACGTCGGAGTCGACGGCCTCGTCCGGCGGCGCGGACAGGATGATGTCGACCCAGTCGGGCCGCAGCCGACGAAGGCGGCCGCCTTCGTTGACGCAGTAGAAGTTGCCCGCCAGGGAGACATCCTGTTCCATGCGGGCCAGCAGCTCGCCCGTGGTGCCGTTCGGCCAGGGCCGCTCTAGGATTCCCAGCTCGGCAGTGCCGAACAGGTCGCCGGTATCACCGAAGCGGACCTGGCGCCACTGGAACCGGGCCTCGGTGAACAGCAGCAGCCGGGCGGCGACAATGGCGAACACGATGCCGTTCGCCTTGTAGGCGCGATGCACGAACTGCTCAAAGGAGTTGTCCCCTTCGGCGGGCCGGCCGTACCGGGTTGTTGACGACGACCAGCCGGCGAGGACCGCGTACGGGTCGTTCAGCTGCTCGATGTATTCGGCGACGTTGTATCGGGAGGCTTCATCGGTCCGGCGGAACAGGGTCTGCCACAGCTTCGCCACGCCGCTCCTCCACGTTGATGCCGAAGGTCACGGCGGTCGCCAGGGCAAGACCTGCCCCGATGAGTCCGTACGGGCCGAACAGCCACGTCAGCCCGGCGGCGACGAGGAGGAACGCGAGTGCGAGGGCGAGGAGGGCTTCCCGCTTCGTCACGGCATCACCCGTACATCACCCACGGCTCCGGGCCCTCGAGATCGACGTGTGCGTGCGTGGCGTGGCCGAACATCGCCAGAGTCACCGCGACGAGGGGTGAGATGTCCGACGAGGAGTTCTTCCGCGCCCACGCCCACGCGTCCCCGAGGGGACGGCGTGCGGCGCCAGCGAGCGCACTGTTCAGCTCGGGCTGGTCGAGGTGACGCATCGCGTCGGAGGTGGCGGCGTCGTAAAACTGCCCGCAGGCCTGCGCCGCCTCGCGGGCGGACGGCTTGTACACCTCGACGCCTTCACGGTCGAGCGGGGCGATGAGGGAGCCGGCCGGTCCGGCGGCGTCGATGACGACGACGCACGGCGACCACTTCTCGCGCAGCTCGAGGAGCCGGGGGACGATCCAGTCGACGCCGCGGCGGGCCTCGATGACCTCTGCGTGCATCCGGCCGTCCCGGCGGGCGCCGGCGACGGCGATGGCGCCGGCGTC